TTAACTTTTCTGACATTGCATCGAGGCCGAAGGCGAATAGCTGATCGTTCGGGTTGTCGCGGTTCCTAGCGTGCCATGTACCAAAACTAGAATTGCTTTTAGTGATCCTGAATACTTTCCCCTCCGAGTAACCGACGTACTCGCCCCGCTTAAATGCTGACTTCTCAATGTTGGTGTAGTTTTTCATCGCATTACCCCTTCAAAATGCAGTTACGCAGCGTGCGCATCTCGTCCGACCATGATTGCCCACAAATATAGTAAGGATCGCGGTCGTTACCGTCCGCCAGAATCAAGCGGGAAAAGATGCCATAAGAAGGCCACAACGAAAGCGGCAAGGCTAAGCGGCGCGACAATCGATCTTTTGTTTCAGCACGGCAACGCTTCCCGATGATTGTAAGAATCTGGGTTTGCTGCGTGTCGGTCAGGCTTGCGCCGTTGTTAAACTTTGCGTCGTGTATTGCGCGGTCTAATGAGTATTGCATGGTCAGCCCCTTAGAATTCGTTTGTAAGAATTTGTGCGACTAATTTATCATCGCGGTTTTTGAGTGCCTCAACTACGTTTTCGTTTTCCAACGCCATTTCGGGTGATAAGTTGTGCTCGGTGCACAATAGTAAGAATTCGGTCTGTGTCATGGTTGCCCCTTTGTAAGAATTAAGCTTCTGGGTGTGGTGAATTGAATACTTCGCTCGCTATTGCAATCAGCATTCCGGCTTGATCTGTAGTGATACCGTTGTGCTCGGCGTATTTCGCCACGGTTAAATAGTTATTAACGAAGTCTAGGTAAGTATTAATCAGTTGGTCTCTCATAATTAATCCCCTTCTCTTTCGGAAGCAATGGCGGCAATGTGTAAGACTGAACTAATAACAATCGAGGCAAATGCAAAGAACAAATCCCCGTTAAATGTAAACAGCAACGACACCACGCAAAAAGCTAACATTGCAATCATAAGCAGAGAAGACGTTTTCATTTTGTGCCCCTTCGTTTGTAAGAGAAAACTGCGTTTGTAAGAAGTTTTTAAACTGATTCTAACAAAACATTTTTAAGCATAGCACGGCAAAACCGTTGATAATACTATTTTGTAAGAATAAATAATATATATTGTAAGGTTGTAAGGTTGTAAGATGCAAAATAACTCGACCCCCAAAATTGCTATGCGGCGATGCGATACACTTGCGTAAGAAGTCAAACAGTCTCGAATCCCAAAATCATCACTTTTTTTCTCTTACAACCTTACAATGTCACTTTATTCAATCAAATCAAGGACTTACGTTGTAAGATTAACTTATGGTAATTCTTACGTTCTTACAATACCGGCTGCGCAACCTCGACCGCGTAGCCTAACTGCTTGATTGTCTCCAGTGCCTGCACTGTTATAGTCTTCGTCCCTGCCAACTTTGCTAACAGCTTCGCTGTGTCGCACGCTGGATATATAGCGCGGTTGCCGTATATGTCCTTCACTGTCACTTTGATCTGCATTGTTGCCCCCTTATTTGTTTAGACCGCTGAAGTTTAGTTCCGCCATTGCTTGCTGTACCCAGTGCACGCGGCTGCCTTTGTATACTTTGTTGCGCAGTGCCGTTGCTATCAGCTTGCCCAGCTTGCTATACGCTAGCTTTTCTCTTAGTGTGTACATTGTTGTTCTCCTTTGTTTGCCCAGTGATTCGATTCTGCCTGACTTTGTAAGATTTTCTGGGCCATTCTGTAAGCAATAATAAGGCGCGATACTAAGCGCAACAGCAACGGCGCAAGGCTAGGCCATATCAAAATTTCTCAGTTGGCAGGGGTCACCCCCACCCCCCAAACCTACCAGATAGGAGTCCCGTCCTCTCCTATACACTATGATTTGCACAACCAATACCTCACTCCACAATTCCATAACCAAATTAGCAACACCCCCACTGCAAACTTAACTAATCACTATTGATAACTTATCTGCGCAACCCCCCGGCATGCTTGTCAAATTCAAAACCCCCCACCCCCTATATAAATTTTGTCAGTACAACGTATACACATTTCGGACAACACCCCCCGGGTAGGATTCCTACCTCCTTTACAAAACCGCATCCTAGTGGTATAACCCGCGCATGGTTAATATTGAGCCAACAGGGAACCACACCATCCCTTACAACTTAGATACCGAGGAAGGCAAAAACTTCCACGAGACAGTAGTAGTCGCTGCCAACACAGCAGACTTACTGAAAGAACTTGGCGCGCCTATCGAAATCGAAAAAGACGACATAGACAAGACGCTAGACTTATTCAAAGCGGCAAATCGTCATGTTGCCAAACACGCACTAAAACAACCCAGTACAGCAAGCGCAGCCGCATTGTTTCTAAAGAGCTATGCCAACCAAGTAGCTACTGATGCAGCGGAGATACGCTCGGCAGTTACGTCAAAGCTGATGGAAATTGCTAACTGCGGCGACCCACGATACGAATTAAAAGCCTTGGAACTCTTAGGTAAGCACAGCGATGTCGGTCTCTTTACCGAGCGCAGTGAAATAACAATCAATCACAAGACGTCTAGCGACCTAGAAGAAGCAATCAAAGAACGAGTAAAACGGCTTCTTAATGCGACCGTAGTAGACGTAACCCCCATTGCAGACAATCTGGACGACGAGTTAGGCGTAATTGAAGACGAACCCCGTGCATTGTTAGATGAGATCAATGAGGGGGACGATGAGCCAGCCGATAATAAATAGCGTTAACTTAAAAGACATACCTAAGATACTTCCTTTGTTGTCCGAAGCGGAGCAGCGCCAGCTATTGTATGAGTTGGAAGCGTTGCAGGAAATGAAACGCAAAGAAGGTGCACAGAATAAGTTCTTGGACTTTGTGCATGAGGTGTGGCCCACGTTTATTGGCGGGCGGCATCATAAAAGAATGGCAGAAGCGTTCGAAAGGGTAGCTAATGGCACTTGCAAACGTCTTATTATCAATATGCCACCTCGTCATACCAAGTCTGAGTTTGCTTCTTATCTCTTGCCAGCGTGGTTTTTAGGTAAATTTCCACACAAAAAGGTTATACAAACCTCACATACTGCGGAATTAGCGGTCGGATTCGGTCGAAAAGTCCGAAATCTTGTCGATAGTGAGGTTTATAGTCGCATTTTTCCCGGATTGTCACTCCAGTCAGACTCAAAAGCAGCCGGTCGATGGAACACAAGTAAGGGTGGTGACTACTTTGCGATTGGTGTAGGCGGTGCTGTGACCGGTAAGGGTGCAGATATACTGATTATTGACGACCCGCACAGCGAACAAGAGGCTGCATTAGCCCAAGTTAACCCAGATATATACGACAAAGTGTACGAGTGGTACACATCCGGCCCACGGCAGCGACTTCAACCGGGTGGCGCTATCGTAATCGTGATGACGCGGTGGTCATTGCGTGATTTAACAGGGCAAGTGGTCAAATCCAGTGCCGCACGGGGCGGTGATGAATGGGAAGTGATTGAGTTTCCCGCGATTCTCCCGTCTGGAAACCCCCTCTGGCCTGAGTTTTGGTCGATGAACGAGCTTGATGCTCTACGTACAGAACTTCCTAACAGTAAGTGGATGGCGCAGTACCAGCAGCAGCCAACCTCAGACAACTCAGCTATTGTTAAGCGCGAGTGGTGGAAAATATGGGAGGGTGAAGACCCACCGCCATGTGACTACATACTTCAGACGTGGGATACGGCGCATGAGAAGGGCACGCGGAATGACTTCAGTGCTTGTACAACGTGGGGTGTTTGGTATAACCCGGAAGATAACGACCAGCCTAACTTGATACTGCTAAATTCTTACAAAGAGCGGTTGGAGTGGATCGAGCTGAAGAAAAAAGCGTTTGAGCACTACAAGGACTGGGAGCCTGATGGGGTGCTTATAGAGAAGAAGGCGACAGGCGGCCCGCTCATTTATGAGTTTAGGGCGATGGGTATACCTGTACAAGAGTTTACCCCGGGTAAGGGGCAAGACAAGATAAGTAGATTAAATAGTGTCTCTGACTTAATAGCTAGTGGTAAAGTGTGGGTTCCCGAGACACGCTGGGCCGAAGAATTGGTGGACGAGATAGCTTCATTCCCCTCAGGCGAGCATGATGACTTGGTAGATGCGACAACATTAGCACTGATGCGGTTCCGTGCGGGGGGCTTTATACGCTTGCCGAGCGACGAGGCAGACGAGCCAAGATTTTTTAAATCACATAAACGAGTGGCGTACTACTGATGCGTTTTTTAGAGACAGTTAAGTTTTGGTGGCAAGTCAAAAAGGCTAACCGCAAGTTATTACAAACGCTAAAAACGGCGGATAGGACGCCGTACGTAACGACTAAAGAGGATGTGGATGCTTGGTTTGAGAAGAACCCGTTCAAGATTACGCGTGAGGAGCTTTGCGCCCGACGCACCATAGTAGAAGTGCGCAGAATACCTGTGCATACATTTAAGGACATCTGATGTCAAACTTCACCTGTATGTACTACGAGAAAGCGATGCCTTGGCATTTTTGCGACTACGTCCTAGATTCAATAGACTGGGATGTGGCGCAGGACGCTACAGTATATAAAGATGAAGGTGCTGAGTTAAAAGAAGAACACCGTAAAGCAAGTATCATTTCGCAAGACCTAATGTCACCTATGGGTTCCATTTGTAAGAATTACTTAATAGATGGTGAGCGCACGGGTCAGTGGGTTGGGACTATTTGCGACTTCGATATAGTGCAGATCATAAAGTATACCGAGGGTGGACACTACGCTTGGCATAACGACGTTTTGCCCGCTAAAGATAACAAGGTGCGAGGAGTGTCATTAGTGATGCTTTTAAATGATCCTTCTGAGTTTGATGGCGGCTTATTACAGATTAAAGATAAAAGCGACAACCTCCTGAAGAATCAGGGGGACATAGTTGTGTTCGACTCCAAAGCTGAACACCGTGTAACACCGGTAACGCGGGGCGTTAGATACACCGCCGTGTGCTGGGCATATACCCCCCACAAGGAATAATCATGGCAATTGAAAAAGGTCTGTACGCAGCACCGTTAGGCATCGACCAAGAAGAAATGGACGAGCCGCAAGGGATAGAGATTCAGATTGAAGACCCAGAGTCAGTCACTATAGGCACCGATGGCTTTGAGTTGGAAATTCGCAAGGGTGATCCAAACGAGGACGACTTCGATGCTAACTTAGCTGAAGAGATGGATGATGGTAAGTTATCTCTCTTAGCAGGTGAGCTGTTGAGTGACTTTGATGACGACATTTCGAGTCGCAAAGATTGGTTGCAGACTTACGTTGATGGCCTTGATCTGTTGGGGATGAAGCTTGAAGAACGCACAGAACCTTGGGCGGGTGCTTGTGGTGTTACGCATCCCTTACTCTCAGAGGCGCTTGTTAAGTTCCAAAGCGAGACGATCATGGAGACCTTCCCCGCTGCGGGGCCTGTCAAGACTAAGATTATTGGTAGAGAAACGACAGAGAAAAAAGAGGCGGCGGAGCGTGTTCAGGCGGATATGAACTATCGCTTGACGGAAGAGATGCCTGAGTATCGTCCAGAACATGAGCGCATGTTGTGGGGCTTGGGTCTGTCAGGAAATGCATTCAAAAAGGTCTACTATGATCCCAGCTTGGGACGTCAGGTATCTATATATGTAGCAGCAGAAGACGTAGTGGTACCTTATGGTACGTCGGATTTACGTACGGCAGATCGTGTCACACATGTGATGCGCAAAACAGAAAATGAGATTCGTCGTTTACAAGTTGATGGCTTCTATCGTGATATAGACTTGGGCGATCCAAGTAATACACTAGACGAAGTAGAGAAGAAGATTGCGGAGAAGATGGGCTTCAGAGCAACAACTGATGACCGTTTTAAACTTCTTGAGATGCAGGTTAACCTCAACTTACCCGGTTACGAGGACGTCAATAAGCACGGTGAAGAGACAGGTATAGCGTTACCTTACATTGTAACTATTGATAAATCTAGTCAGAAGGTGCTTGCAATTCGTCGCAATTGGCAGCCAGACGACAAACTAAAATTAAAGCGCAATCACTTCGTTCACTACGGTTACATCCCCGGCTTTGGGTTTTACTGTTTTGGCCTTATTCATCTAATAGGTGCGTATGCTAAATCTGGCACTTCCATTTTGCGTCAATTGGTTGATGCAGGCACCCTCTCCAACCTTCCGGGTGGGCTTAAATCTAGAGGACTGCGCGTCAAGGGAGATGACACCCCCATCACCCCGGGAGAATTTAGAGATGTCGATGTCCCGAGTGGAAGTATTAGGGACAACATCCTGCCCTTACCCTATAAGGAACCCTCACAAGTACTAGCTCAGTTGATGAATCAAATCATTGACGAAGGTCGTCGCTTTGCAAGTGCGGCTGATCTACAAGTTAGCGATATGTCGTCTAACTCGCCTGTGGGTACAACGCTAGCTATTTTAGAGCGTACGTTAAAAGTAATGTCGGCAGTACAAGCTCGCATTCACTACTCAATGCACGAAGAGCTACGGCTTTTAAAAGACATCATTCGTGACTACACGCCAGAAGACTACGACTACCAGCCAGAAACAGGTGATCGTCAAATCAAACAATCTGATTACGACCAAGTAGACGTCATCCCCGTATCAGACCCTAACGCGGCAACTATGTCGCAAAAGGTTGTTCAGTATCAAGCAGTACTGCAACTAGCACAGAGCGCACCTCAGTTGTACGACATGCCGCTACTACATCGCCAGATGCTAGATGTGTTGGGTATTAAGAACGCACAGAAGTTAGTACCGATGGAAGACGATACACGTCCGCGTGACCCTATAACAGAGAACGTCAATGTACTAAAAGGTAAACCTGTTAAAGCGTTCTTCTATCAAGACCATCAAGCTCACATTGCTGTACACAGCATGGCAATGCAAGACCCAAAGATTCAAGAAACGCTAGCGCAAAACCCTAACGCGCAAGGCATGATGGCGGCGATGCAAGCGCATATTTCTGAGCACTTAGGGTTTGAGTATCGCAAGCAGATGGAACAACAGATGGGCATGCAGTTACCCAACTACGAGGAAGACGACGACATCGTTATTCCAAAAGAGATGGAAAACCAAATTGCTCAGATGGCGGCTCAGGCGTCGCAACAACTCCTACAGCAACATCAGCAAGAAGCTCAACAGCAACAAACTCAGCAACAGATGCAAGACCCTGTCATTCAAATGCAAATGCAAGAGCTGGCTATCAAACAAGCCGAGCAACAGCGCAAGGCAGCAAAAGATGCCACAGATGCGCAACTCAAAGCTCAGCAAATAATGATAGAAAAAGAACGCATCGAGTCGCAAAAAGAAATCGCTGGTGCCAACATGGCGATGAAACACATGAACGACAAGGAGCGCCTACAAGCGGAACAAGAAAGAGAAGGCTTCCGTCAAGGCGTTCAAGTTTTACAGCAGCGGCACCAAAGTAGACAACAGCAAAACAACCCCAATCGACCTACCAAAAAAGGTGAATGATGGACAAAGTCATTGAAGTAGTTTTACAGGAGCTACGTGCCAGACGCACGCAGTTATCCGAAGCAGCCGCTTCAGGCGCGGCTAAGAACTACGAAGATTATAGATACATGTGCGGTGAGATTCGAGGCCTCACCAACGTGGAGATGTACCTACTAGACCTCGCAAAAAACTTGGAGCATTTTGACGATGAGTGAAATCCTAATCGGCTCAAACACCGATAGCTTGGATGCAACCGTACTACCTGAAAGCGCAGAAGAAAAGGCAACCCAACTGCCTAAACCTTCTGGTTGGCACATCTTAGTGGCTCTGCCCGAAGCAGAGGAGAAATTCGATAACGGCCTTATTAAGTCTGATGAAACTCGTCGGATGGAAGAAGTGCTTGCTACCGTATTTTTCGTCGTAGACCTTGGCCCTGATTGCTATACCGACAAGGAACGCTACCCGACTGGCCCGTGGTGTAAGAAAGGCGACTTTATTTTAGCCCGACCAAACTCAGGCACACGTTTAAAAATCCACGGACGGGAGTTCCGTCTGCTTAATGAAGACTCAGTAGAAGCCGTGGTCGATGACCCACGCGGCATCTCACGAGCATAGGGGGTACCAAAATGCCAACATTTGACAAATCCGAATATAAATTTCCTGACGAGATCGAGTCCACGATGACCCGACCCGAAGACGAGCAAGAAGACGTGCGCGTTGAAATTGAAGACGATACCCCTGCGGAGGATAGGGGTAAAAAGCCCATGCCCAAGGAAGTCGTTGACGAATTAGAAGTTGACGAATTGGAAGAGTATTCTGACAAAGCAAAAGAGCGTTTAAAGCAGCTAAAGAAAGTCTGGCATGACGAGCGCCGTGAAAAAGAAGCAGCCCGCCGTGAGCAGCAAGAAGCTATTAACGCTGCAAATCAGATTCTTGAAGAGAACCGCCGTTTAAAAGCCACTCTAAAAACGGGTGAGCAGGAGTACATATCTACTATGCAGTACGCGGCGGATCGTGATGTAGAGTCCGCAAAAGATAAGTATAAACAGGCGTTAGAATCTTACGATAACGATCTTATACTTGAAGCTCAGCAGGAGTTGACGCAGGCCACGTTAAGGGCGGATAAAGCAAAAAACTTTAGACCTACTTTACAAGATGCCGAAAATGAGGTACAACTGCCGAAAACTCAGGCTCAGCCACAAACTGCTGCCCCTGATCCAAAGTACGCAAATTGGGTTTCGCGTAATGAGTCATGGTTCCAAAAAGACCCCGAGATGACTAACGCGGCATTTGGTTTGCATGAAAAGCTAGCTCAACAGTACGGCTCACAATATATTGGTACTGATGACTACTATAAGCGTATTGACACAACAATACGCAAACGATTTCCCGAGGCGTTCCAAAGCGCGCCAGATGAAGATGATGACTTTGCTGACTCCAAACCGCAGCGTAAGACGAGTACAGTCGTAGCTTCAGCTAGACGTAGCACAGCCCCGAGGCAGATTAAGCTAACCGCGACCCAAGCAGCGCTGGCTAAAAAGTTTAAATTAACCCCGGAGCAATATGCTCGTGAAGTTCTCAAATTGGAGACTAAATAATGGCTGAACCTAAATTAACTCGTGAACTCGAAACTCGTGAAACGCAGATGCGCCCTAAGCAGTGGGCACCAGCGGAGTTGCTACCTGAACCAGATAAGCAACCGGGTTTTAACTACAGATGGATTCGTGTATCGACGCTAAATAATGCTGACCCACGCAACCTATCTGCAAAATTACGTGAAGGCTGGGAGCCAGTAAAAATTACTGAGCAACCTAAATTTCAACTGCTAATCGATCCGAATAGTCGCTTTAAGGACAACATCGAGATCGGTGGATTGTTGCTTTGTAAGACTCCGTCAGAGTTTGTTGAACAGCGTACTACGCACTTCAATGACCAGACTCAGGCGCAGACCCTTGCAATCGATAATAGTTTTATGCGTGAAAACGACCCTCGTATGCCTCTGTTTAATGAGCGGAAGTCTACGACGTCGTTTGGTAAAGGCAAATAACCTTTTAATTTTTTGGAGTTTAATCATGGCACAAACTAGTCCCTTTCCGACGGTAGCTGCCCCTTACGGGCTACGTCCGATCAATTTGATCGGTGGTCAGGTGTTTGCCGGTTCGACTCGTCTACTCAAAGTTACTAATAGCTATGGCACTAGCATTTTCTACGGTGACGTAGTTAAGTTGGTAGCTGCTGGTACTATTGAGAAAGACGTTGGCGAAACGACAGCTACACCTGTTGGTATTTTCCTCGGCTGTACTTACACTAACCCAACCAATAGTCAGAAAACTTTTTCTCAGTATTGGCCTGCAAGTGTTTCGGCTACTGATATTTATGCATACGTCGCTGATGATCCTGATGTTCTGTTCAAAGCTGTTCTGGCTGCGGGTAACACCGAAGACGGCAATGGCCTGACAGTAGCTTTCTTGGGTCAAACAATGGTTGGTTCCAACGCTGAACTCGTTCAGAACGCTGGTTCGACAACTACTGGCGACTCAAAAGTGGCTATTTATAGCGCCGCTGGCGGTACAACTACGGCTTCATTGCCTATTCGTATCGTTGACGTAGTGACTGAAACTGCTAATACTTCTGGCAACTTCTGCGAGTTTATTTGCAAATTCAACGCTCCGTATGCTGTATCTACATATAGCGCTGGCCCTCCAGTTACAGTTACTACTGTAATGACAGGTGGACATCAGTACCTCAACCCAACCGGCGTATAAGGAGCATATTTAAATGGCTATTTCACGCGCACAACTACTGAAAGAGCTGCTCCCCGGCCTGAACGCATTGTTTGGTCTGGAGTATGCTCG